GCGGCGTCAGCGCGTCGAGCACCGGCGGCGCGAGGGCCTCGAGCATCCCGAGCACGTCAAGCAACCGCACGGCGGCGGCGCTCGGTGCCCGGGTGGCCCCGGCCCACTTGCGAAGCGTGAACACCGGCACCCCCAGCAACCCGGCGGCGGCGGTTTCATCGAGGCCCCGGCGGGCCATGAACCCGGCGAGGGTGGCGGCAAAGGCCCCGGCGGGGGTCAGGGGTGCGGCGGGTGCCTCGGGGGCACTGGGGGCGGGTGCCTCGGGGGCACTGGGGGCGGGTTGCGCGGTGGCGGTGGGTGTATCGGGTGCGGTGTTCATGGTTTGAATTCTCCGGGGTCAGAAAAACCCGGCGCGGGGCCGGGTTCGTGGTTTGTCGGTGGCCGTCAGTCGCGGCCCGTGATTATCAGCAGCAGCGCCCGAAGGGCTGCAAAAATGAGGGATACAAAAACGGCAAAGCTGATCATGCAACCCCCCGGGCCGGTTCGTATCGTGCCCCGGTCCATTCTTCGAGATGGTCAAGGGTTACGGATTCGTCAGTGCTTCGGCGGGCTTCGTTCAGGGCGTCGGGGGTACCCGTGGCCCCTATCATGATGAAGCCATAGCGGCCCCGGTATCGGTAAGACTTGAGGCCGGGGGCTGCTAAGGGTTTGTCGGTTACGTTCATTCGGTGACCCCTTCGCCCTTCTCAATGGCCGCAAAAATCACGGACTTGTCATAGTCCGAAGAAACAGACGGGGCGGGGTAGTGGCCCGCCAGTCGCTGGAAACAATCAAAGAAAAATTCTTTGTACTGTTCAGCGTCCCCGTTTTCGTTCTCCCAGTGGGTCAGCGAATCATCAGCGGCTTCGTCTTTCACTTTTTCCAGTTCTTCGGCCAGTGCATCCCGTTCGGCTTCGAGTTCAGCGATACGGGCGAACAGTTCAGCGGCCATCGTGAAGCCCTCGGCGTATGCAATACGCTCGGCTTCGGCGGGTTCAAGGTTCAACAGGTCAATCATGGTTATTTACTCCGGGTTATGCGGTCAGGGCTTCACGAATGCGGACCACTTCGGCCCGGGCGGTGTCCAGTGCTTCGGCTTCGAGTTCTTGGGCGACTTCGGACAAATAGGCGTTCGACGTGTCGGAAAAGTTGCAGTCAACGCCCCAAAGGCTGGCGGCATGGTCCGACAGTTCAACACCGTTACGGGACACGGACAACACCACGCCCACATAAAACCATTCGTCGTTTTTCCACCGCTGCACGTCTTCGGTGTCGTAGCAGTCGAAGTCCGTGGGCTTCGTGTCGGTGTCATACACCAGACGGGCGCAAAGGTCGAAGCCTTCGCGGGTCCATTCGATGCGGTCCCCTTCGCAGGCGTAGGCGGGGAACTGGGGGAAGTTGGTTTGCTGGTTCATGGTGTCACTCTCCGAAGAAAAAATGGGCGGCGTATTCGCAAAGGGTGTCGGACTTCGCGCCAAACCACTGGGTCCACGGGGTGCCCCAGTCCTGATACTCAAGCCAAGCGCGGCAAGGTTCGCCCCGGTCCAGTTCGCCCACGATACGAACCGCAGGCCCGCCAGTGCAAAGCAAAATCATAAATTCGCCCGCTTCGAGTGTTTCGCCGGGGCTTGTCCAGTCGCTGCGCACTTGGACTTCTAGCGGGTCTTCTTGGATGTTGTCCCGGGCGGCGTCTTCGTCTTCGCAGTCCCCGGCGGCGTCTTCGAGTTCGGCCAGTTCTTCGGCGTTGTCGGTTTCCCACTGGGTCAGGGCTTCGCGGGCGCGTTCGAGTTCGGCCCACTGTTCACCCGCCCCGCCGTCTTCTTTGGCGGCGGTGTATTCGGCTTAGGCGTCCTTGCCCGCTTCGGCCAGTTCTTCGCGTTCGTCTCGCAGTTCTTGCAATCGGTCATAGTCGCAGGTCAAGGCTGCAAGCATTCGCACGATTGACGAATACTGCGCGGCGGCTTGTTCTTCGGCGTGATTGTCGGTTTTGGTTGTCATGGCTTCAAGTCCTTACAGGTTACGGGTTACAGGGAAAAGAGAAAAACGGTGCAAACCCAAAGGGCCAGCAGCGCCAGCGCGGCACCGGCCCAAATCGCCAGCGGGGACGGTTCGGCGGTGTTCATGGGTTCGGGGTGCAAGTCAATGTACGTCAGAGAATGGCGGTTCATGGTGTCGGTTCCTTTACGGTTACGGGGTGCCCGGGGTTTCCCCCGAGCGGGTTACATCAGCAAATGAATTCAGGGTGACCAGTCACACCCCAGTCAGCAGCCACGGCGCGGATATATGCGGCGCTTTTATTGGTGCGGGCGGCGCGGATCAATGCGGACAACGAACGGGCCAGCAGTCCAGCATCAGCAAACCCGGCTTCGCGCCATTGGGTCAATTTGGTCAGTTCGCGGTTTTCGGATTTGGTGATCATGGTGTCAGTCCTTCACGGTTACGGGTTACGGTGTTGATAATGTAACCCACTGGGTTTGAATTGTCAAGGGTTATTTTGACTCATTAGGGAAAATCCCTAGACGATAGGCAAAAATCGCCGCTTCGCGTTCTTCCACACTCCCGAAGTATCCGAGATGCACCACGCGCCGCCCGTCGCGCACCACGGCACGAAGGCGGCGGGGCTTCGGCACTCGCCGCACCCATTGGCCCGTCGTCAGGAAGTGGCGAAGGATTGACGCGGACACCATGCGCCCATCGTAGTAGACCCGTTCGCCGCAGTGCTGCACGTACTCGCGCACGGTTTCCCCGGCTTCATTCGAGATGCGCCACTTCTCCACATGCACTAGGACACCTTCGCGCACTTCGTAACCCGTGCCCGTCTTCTCCCAGACTGCCGGGGGTTTCTTGTGTGGTTTCTCGGGCCGGGGTTTGTCTCGCCGCTGGCGCTTGATGTCAATCATCCATTCGAGTTTGTCGCTGGGCATGCGCTCAATCTCGGACATGTCCAAGTCAGGGTAGAGATTGAAGACGGCATCCTCAAGGGCGGTGCGGTTTAGCATGGTTCGTGCTCCATTGTTTCAGTGTTTCCATGTTACTACACTTTTGCATGTTGGTGACAAATTGCCTAGAAGTCAGGGGTAAATGGTTCAGGGATTCCCGAGAATAAGTGCTCTTTCAAAATCGTAATTAAACAAGGGTTCGCGGGTGCGCGAAAGGTGAAACCGTCGCCAACTTGCAGAAACTCGGTAACCCTGACCCACTGGGTGCCCCTTTCCCGAAAATTCCCCGGGAATTTCCCCGGTTTCCCCTGAACCCTTGACCCACTGGGTGCCGGGGTGCTTTTGCACCAATTGCACCCACTGGGTGCCCCGATTGACCCTGACCCACTGGGTGCCGGGGTGCTTTGGTCCCACGGGGTGCGCACCCCGTGGGTGCCCGTGGTGCTCGGTGCCGCTGGGGTGCGGCGGGCACCCGGGCGGCGCGGTGGCCGGTGGCGCTCGGCCTCGCCGGTGCGGCGGCGCTGGGTTCGAGGGGGCGGGGGAGGGCCGGAGCGAGGTGGGTCACTGGCAGGGCGGTATCACAGAACCCGTGAAAATTTTTTCAAAAACCAAAAACCCAGTGGGTTCATTAAATCTCCGTTGCACAGTCCCTACGATCCGCTGTACACTCCCTCTCACTATGGAACAAGGCAACACCCATTCCCTAGGCACGGTTGTCACCGGTGAAACCCCACTCCCAAACTGGCTGTCGTGCCCAGACCCCAAGCCCCCGCGCCCATCGAAGTCGGCGCGTGAACTGCTGCACCTCGAATATGAGCAAATCTTCGAGCGGGTGATCGAGGACATCTATCGCGGCCGATCCCTCCAATCGTTGATCGAAGATGACCACCGGGTCCAGTCCTATGAGGACTTCCTGCGCTGGGTCAAGCGCGACCCCCAGCGCCACGAGCGATTCAAGGAAGCGCAGGAGATGCGCACCGAGTTCATCGCCGGGGAGATTCTTGAGATTGCCGATGGCGTGGGTGCGATTGATCCGTCATCGAGCGATACGGTCAACCGTGACAAGCTGCGCATCGACACGCGCAAGTGGCTCATGAGCGCCCACAACAAGAAACGCTACGGGGAAACCAAGCAGATCGAGTTGGGCGGGACGATCTCGATCACTGAAGCACTCGCTGCGGCGCAGGCCCGGGTGATTGAGGCAGAAGTGGTCGATGTGACCCCGAGACTGGAGAACGACAATGAGTGATGGTGGCAAAGGCTCCGCGCCTAGACCGATCCCCGACCCCCAGAAGTTCCGCGACAACTGGGACGCGATCTTCGGAAGGAAAAAGTGATGCAGAAGATGCGCTACTCGCCCGAGGAGGAGCAACTGCTGATGTCGCAGTTGTGGAGTCCCAACATCAAGGACGACCCCGAGGCGTTCGTGCTCTTTGCGTTCCCTTGGGGGCAGAAAAACACCCCACTCGAGCACTTCAAAGCACCCCGGGCGTGGCAGCGCAGAACCCTGCGCCGCATCGCACAGTTCATCCGCGACAACCGGGGCAAGCTGACCGAGGGTGATCTGATTGACGCCCTGCGCCGCGCTGTCTCGTCGGGCCGTGGTGTCGGTAAGTCTGCTCTCGTGTCGTGGCTGATCCTGTGGATGCTGACAACCCGCATCGGGTCATCCGTCATCGTGTCGGCCAACAGCGAGAACCAGTTGCGCAAAGTGACGTGGGGTGAGTTGACCAAGTGGGTCACGATGGCGATCAACGCCCACTGGTGGGAGCCGACGGCCACCTCGCTGAACCCTGCTGCGTGGTTGACTGAGTTGGTCGAGCGTGACCTCAAGAAGGGCACCCGGTACTGGGGTGCCGAGGGTAAGCTGTGGTCCGAGGAGAACCCAGACGCCTATGCCGGTGTCCACAACATGGACGGCATGATGGTGATCTTCGATGAGGCCAGCGGTATCCCTGATGGCATCTGGTCAGTGGCTGCTGGCTTCTTTACTGAGAAGATTCTG